GCGCAACTCAAACCCTGAAAAAGGGCGATCTTGTTAGCGTCGAAGGTCAACTCGTATCCTTCGAGCTCGACAAAGAAAAACGCCGAGTTTGGGAAGTGCGGGTAAATAAATGGCGGTCATGGTCTAAACGTGACCAGGGCGTCGAACGTCCTAACGATTATCTATTGCCGCGCGAAAACGTGCGAACTGTTAACGCTGATCACCAGCCGACACCTTGGGGCGAAGGATTTACGCGCCGTTAAACAAAAGAGAGTATTGATTGAATATGAACATGAGTATGAAAAAAGATCATGATGAAAGCCTTGGTAAAGCAAGACACGCGGGGGAGATTTTCGAAAAGTTTTTTATTGATATGGTAAAAAATAATTTTGATCCCGACACTCAAAAGATAACAGATAAACGAGCACCATTTGGTGACATGTCGACCCCATGCCGACTTACTGTCGAACTTAAAAGTCGAAAATGGATAAAAAGCTATACTTGCTTAACTCAAAAAGATTTTCTCTATGGTAATCATTTTGCTCAAATTCAAAAAGGCCTTGAATTTGCTAGTCGAAGCGGTTCGTTGTATGCGTTCATTGTTGGCGTTCATAAATTCGCCGACATAGATGAACTTTTAAAATTGATAAACGACCCGCATGCATTTCTTAAAGCACATTCTGAAGTGTATGTGCTTTTCGGCGATTGCAACGGGGTCACATATCGTAAATATGATATAGTCAACTTACTGACTAATTTAAATAATGAGTCTTTTAGAGATAAGTTGACTGACGGTCATTTAAGCGTGATCAGACCGTTTGATGTCAAAGTTAATTTAAATATTAAGTTAGACCCGAATCGGCCCGAGTGGAATAATGAAAATTGGGTAAATTATTTTAAGCAAAATGTGCCGATTCAACGTGCTTTAGCGTTTCCGATACAAAGAGAATTCAACTTTAAAGAACTCATGTATGATTCTGTTATGCTTGAAGAAGAAACCGGCCAACACCAAAGACAATCAACGTTCGAAAGTGATTTAATCAACATAAACTTACTTAACATAAGCGATGAACTTAAAATATCTCTTAAGCAAGCTTTGAACAAAAATGGTTTGAAGACACGAATCCATATTTTAAAGCCGCTTGAATTCTTTGTCGCGATGACTCTTCTCCACTTTGGAGTCAAATTCGTTAAACAGACAAAAGTCAAATTACGAGTAAGCAGCATACTTAAAAAACATAACATGCCGTTGCCGGCTAATGTTTGGTGTCATGCAAATGATACACGAGGCACTTATAAGTGGTTGCAGCGGTTTCACGAGCTTTTAGAATCAAACGGGTTAATTCATCATTATTTGTTAATTGATCCGGCGACCTACGAATTTAGAGGCTTACCATCTTTGACTTGGTCGCATGAAGATCACTGTAAAGCGCTTTTAAATGCGCTTAAAGTTCAACCCGTCGCCGAAGTCCAACCCGTCATAAGAATGAACACTGATAGAGAACTAAGCTATGTCAGGCAAATTGCTCAATTGAATGATGACGTTATATTTTTAAAAAACGTGATCGACCGCCGAGATGATGAGATTAAGTTTTATCAAGGTTGGATTAAAGACTATGAAAAAGGCATCGACGAAGTCTGTAAAATTGCAGATAGGATGTATAAAACAAAATGACCGGTAACCAAAAACGCCGATCGGCAAATAAACTAGCCGAGCTCCAAAGTCGATTATCAGGCAAGCCGATTAAGCGCCGGACTTTAGACCGCGGTCGATTCGAAGGCATCGACAACACCTGGCCTGCTCACTTGCTCGCCGATGACCAGCCCGCTGAAGACATGCCGACTTGGTTGTTTAGATAATGCCTTCGTTCATCGCTTTATATCGACGCATGCAACGCGCAAACGAAACGCCCGAACAACGTGAAAAGCGCTTGGCTTATCAACGCGAATATCACCGACGACGACGCGAAAACGAAACGCCTGAACAACGCGAAGAACGGCTCGCCGATCAAAGGGCAGCGAATCGAAAACATAGGACGAAGAGAGAAGACGACGATGACTGACTTTAAAACGCCCGATGATCCAAAACGAGTTTATACGACCGGCGAAATGCTCGAAAAGATGAGGCGCATATTTCACTTGCGGATTGATGAGTTAGATTTGAATGATGAGGATGACCGGCAGATACACGCCGACTTGACTGATTTACTTTCGAGGATAGAATTAGTGTTAAATGAGGTCGGTAGCGACTGACTAAAATATGACAAATATGACACCCCATATGCGCGCGCGTGAACTATGACGAAATCTAAAGAAGTACGTGAACGATTATTAAAAGAGTTCGAAGCGGGCTTGAATATCACCGACGCATGCGCGCAAGCGGGCATAAGCAGAGAAACGTATTATAGGTGGCTTGAAGAGTCCGGCGATGAAGGCGAGTGGACTCTCGATTGTAAATCAGCGCAAAGCATACAGCGGGCGAAAATGACAAACGTCTTGATCGAACAAGGTTTGCAGGGCGATTGGCGGTCGGCGTTTACATACCTTAAAAGTGTCGCGCCCGCCGATTGGGGTGAACGACGTGAAGTTGATATCAATGTCACAAACGCGAAAAGCGACGGCGATGACCTCGTAAAAGATATGATCGAACAATTACGATACGAGCTCGTAGCTGACAACGAAAGCGACGACGATGACGACGACGCCACAATCGATCCCTAGGCCGATCTATAACCCGTTACAGCAAGCGATCCAAAAGGCAATCATCAGAGATGACCGGATCATCGCGGCGCGGTGCGGTTGGGGATCGGGCAAGACGTCGGCGCTAGTCTTCGCCCTTCTTTTAGTCTCTCGACTTCGGCGGGGTACATCGTCTTTACTGATCACCGATACGAACCCGCGTTATCAATCGGTGTTAATGCCCGAAATGCAAAAATGGCTAGGCCCGCTCAACTGGACCTATAACCATACGCTGCGGAAATGGACCGACCCCGATACCGGCTCGGAGGTTTGGTGTCGTTCATATTATCGCCCAGGCACCCGCGACGCGACACACAACCCACTCGAAGGCCTGAACATAACAAGCGGGGTATGCTTAGTTGACGAGTGTCAAACGCTTACCGCCGAAGTCGCGCAAAAGGCGCTTGGTCGTCTTCGGTCGGGTCCATCGCCTATTATGATCTTGGTCGGCTTGCCGGTGTCGGGCGCATGGTGGTGTCAATTAGCAGAGACGGCGGGGTGTTTGCCCTTACTCTACACTTCGTATGTCAACGAAGCGAATCTATCCGAAGCATGGTTCGAGGCGACTAAACTATTGCCGAAGGCCGAACGTGAGGCGATGGTCATGAATAAACCGCGCCCGCCGTCGGGTCTAGTTTATTCAGAATTTGACGAAGACCAACACGTTCTCGACGATTGGAAGTATCGACCTGAGATGTCGGGCCGGATCGCGATCGATTGGGGATTCCGTAAACCGTCGGTTTTGATTATCGTTCACGATCCCGACTTAGGCGCCGATGTCATCGCCGCCGAGATGAACCCCGCCGAAGTCACCGTCGAAGAGTTAGCCCGTTTGATACTTTGCGTCGCGTGGCCTCGGTCGCTGAAGAGTCGCGCACCGTCGTCGCGCATTTGGCTTGATTACGGGGTCGCAGATAAAGCGGGGCGAGCTCGTAACGATCAAACCGGCCGGTCGGCTTTTCGAGCTATGCGGGCCGAACCGCCGAAAGGCCTAGGTATGCCGTTAAGGTCAAACACTGACCCGATACGCACCGACATATTAAACGGGGTGCAACGATTGAAAAGGGCGTTTTCGCGAGGTCAATATCGCATCACTCGCGAAGTGTGGACCGCGGGCGAACGGGCGACGGGTAATTCGATCCGCAAAGCGCTCATGACTTACGGCTGGGATAATAAAGAGTTACCGAAAAAAGACGGTCGAGAGGACCCGCTTGACGCTTTGCGATACGACTGCATTACTTGGAATTGGAACCAAAACATCGTCGACCGACGACAGTACAGCGCACCGGCACCAACGTCGCGACGGGTTAAAATAGGCACGGGCAAATCGAGGTCGTTTTGATAATTCATGGTGATAGCTTAGAAGTTTTAAAAGGGTATGAAGACAACCATTTTGATGCGGTCGTCACCGATCCGCCTTATGGTTTATCGGCTTGTACACCCGCGAGCGTTAAGGCATGTTTAAGAGCATGGTTAAACGATGAAGCATACACGGCGACCGGCGGCGGGTTCATGTCTAAGACTTGGGATAGTTGGGTTCCGAGCCCGACTCTATGGTCGGAAGTCTACCGAGTCTTAAAGCCAGGGGGGCACGCTTTAATCTTCGCCGGTTCGCGAACTCAGGATTTAATGGGGTTGTCTTTGCGGTTGGCCGGTTTTGAAGTTCGCGACGTTTTGCAGTGGATCTATGGAAGCGGTTTTCCAAAGAGTCATAATGTTAGTAAAGCTCTCGATAGACATTTAGGGTTTGAGCGTGAAATCATCGGAGAACAACGAATGACCGGCACCGCTCGCCGTGTAAAAGGCACCAATACAAACGGACATGTTCGATGCGGTTTAGTTGATGAATACGAAGAGACAACGATAGACATTACAGCGCCGGCAAGCGAACAAGCTAAGAAATACGAAGGGTTCGGCACCGCCTTAAAACCCGCTTACGAGCCGATCCTTTTAGTTCGTAAACCGCTCGCCGGCACCGTCGCCGAAAATGTGCTTGAGTATGGCACCGGCGGGCTAAATATTGACGGGTGTAGGATTGCTTTAAACGGTGAAAAAACGACAAGAGACGGCGGTAATTTTGGCGTAAATGGGGTCCAATTTAATAGTTCTAAAATAGGCTTAAGATATTCAGCGCCGAGTCATAAGAAAGGTCGTTGGCCGGCAAACGTCATCTTTGACGAGCAAGCAAAACTTGACCCGCGTTTAGGTCGTGACGCTCGTTTTTTCTACTCACCGAAGCCGAGCACCTACGAACGTCACGCCGGCGTTAACGGTGATAATATACACCCGACGGTTAAGCCAATTGATCTTATGCGTTATCTTATCAGGTTGATAACACCGCCCGACGGTGTCGTCTTGGAACCGTTCGCCGGTTCGGGTACAACGCTATGCGCCGCGGTGTTAGAAGGTGTCGAGATTGTCGGTATTGAACGCGAGGCCGAATACATATCGATTATAGAGTCGCGGGTTGATTATTGGTCGGGTAACCGCGAAAATGTGATAGCTGAAGACGAAGAGAAAACCGGACAACTCAAATTGTTTTAGGTGTTAAATGCAGATCAAAACCCGCGAGCTTTCAATCGTCTTACTTGATCTCATCGGGTCAACTCGGTTTGTTCAGCGCGTCGGGCATACGAAGGCCGCCGAGTGGCTTCAATATCACGACCGTTTAACCCGTTCGCTTATGTTCAAGTTCAGCGGTCGCGAGATCGACCGAAGCGACGGTTTTCTAATTAGTTTCGAGGAACCTATCAACGCCGTCAATTTCGCTTTGCATTATCAAATGACAATACCGCATAAGACGAGGTTGAATACTCGAATCGGCATACACGTCGGCACCGTCGCCGAGGTCACGCAACGCGAACTTGATGTTTTGGTCGGCGCAAAGCCAGTTGAGCTCGAAGGCGTTGCGAAAAATCTCGCCGCTCGTATCATGTCGTTATGCCAGGCGGGGCAAGTGCTCATGTCGGCCGATGCGTTCGCCCGCGTGAAAAATCAAACGAACTATGATACACCGCGCGGTGTTCGATATGCTCAAGTTGGACTGTATAAATTCAAGGGCATCGCCGGCGCTCGCGTTGTTTACGCCGTCGGGCAAAGCATCAAGTCGCTACAACCGCCGGCGGGTTCGGATAAAGCGAAACGATTGGGCGGGCCTAAGCGCATCAAGTCACGTGCTCGGCATCGTCGCTTGATAGAGTGGATATGGTGGACCTTGAAACGGTTTGCAGTCGTCAACGCGATCTATATCATATATGTATTGTGGCCATATCTCAGCGCGAACTATGAACCGTTTCGACTGATGACTCTATTTTATCGCCGGTTGTTTTATGAATGAATTGACCCCAAAACCGAGAAGTGAAAAAGAGTTAACGCGAGTTGAAAAGGCTCGGCGTGGTTGGTGGTTTTCGGTCGTGTTTATGGTGCTCGTCGTCGGCCTTGTATTGTTTTTAACGTATGTCGAGATCGTTGAAAAAAACCGCGATGTACTAGTCGGAATACTCGGAGTCGTCACCGGTTCTATCTCTTCAATGCTCGCGATCGCGTCGGGTCGTGATCCGTCGGAAGTCGAAGAGTTAAAAGATAAACTCTCAAGCGCGAACGCCGACCGCGCTGCCCTTATCGGTCGGTTACGCGATGCACAAATCCAAATGCAATTACTTCGAGAGCAACAAAGCGAGCTCCAGCAAGCTATGATCGACAAGCTAAGTTTGTTCTCAGGTGACCAGGTGATCAAAACCCGCGACGAGTCAGAGGTCGTCTTGCACCCTTCGGTCGCCGAGTGGCTACCGAGTAGAGACTAAGATAAACGAAGGCGACCCCTGCCGGATAACCGGCACCCTGTGAGGCTGGCGAAGATCGCCTCGTTTATCAAAATCAAATGATCTGCAACAATCGAGAGCTTTACTCTACACTAGACACGATTGATTTTAAACTGTAAACTACTCATGAGTATTGATGTCGCTTAAATATTTTAGTTGACAATTTCCGACCTTTACGGGGCATCAATGCAAAACCCAAAACACAAACATTTTAGAGCGATGACGCCGCGGTTTGAGACACGCGGCATCACCGGTACTAGTTTGTCGGGCGGGGTCATCTCAGGTTACGAGCAAAACGCAAAGCTTAGCGGGCTCAATTGGGTTAATGAAGCCGAAGAGATGTTGCGAACCGATCCGATTGTTATGCGGTCTTGGCACATGTTGAGGCAAACGCTATTGTCGGCGACTTGGCGTTTCGAACCCGGTATCGAAAACGATGTTGTCAGCGCCGAGCTCGCGAGGTATGCAAACGAGGCCTTTGGCTTCGACGGGTACGCGGGTCAAATGACTCTATCTTGGGAAGATCAACTTCAATATCTATTCCAGTTTATACCGCTCGGCTATCGATACGCCGAAGAGTGTTACAAGGTCGGGCCGGATTCAACGGGGCGCGTTCGCGTTTGGTTATCTCATTACGCCGACCGCGAACCAAGCGCGCATCAACGTTGGTTATCACGCGATAATCAAACGCTTGACGGGGTTATGCAAAACACCGTCGGCGCGAATACCCAAGCGCAACCGATACCGTCAAATAAACTGTTACTCTTAACGCTCAATAAGACGGGCTCGAATTTCGAAGGCATCGGCATGCTTCGGCCGGTTTGGTGGTTTTGGCGAACTAAACAGCGTATTTCAAATTTAATGTGTGTCGCTGCCGATCGTTGGGCGATCCCGACGCCTAAACTCGTTATCGACCGATCGCAAGCCGAATCATTAGGACTCACCGACGGCGATATCGACGCGATGATCAACGAAGGCGAAGGCCAAGCGCAAGCGCTGCTCGCGACCGAACAATCGTATTTAGTCGAAAATCCGGCGGTCAAATTCGACACGTATTCACCCGCGAATAACTTCCACGTCGACGGCCCGCTTAACATCATTACGAAATGCGACTCTCAAATTAGCGCCGCTTTTCTAACTCAATTCGCCGACCTCGGAAACACTGAAACCGGTTCGCGCTCGGTCGGTGAGATACATCTAAGTGTATTTCGACGTGCCGCGATTAATCTTTGCGATATCGTCGCGTCGGCGGTAAGCGGTGTCGACCGCCAGGGGGCCGGCACAATCGGCCGTTTGATTCGTTGGAATTATGGACTTGTCGACCCGTCGAAACTGCCAAGGTTGACACATACGGGTCTTGATACCGACGATCTCGCCGACTCACTCGCCGCGTTACCCGCGCTTGTTCAAGCGGGTCTATTGACGCCCGATGATGAACTCGAGAGAGCGATACGCGAACGACTCGGCGCGGGTGATCTGCCTGAAGATGCACAACGATCGCCACTTTCAAGAGTCGCCGCCGGCGGTGGTAGCGGTGCGGTTTCGGCGTTAACTGAAAAGCTTATCGCGAGTCGTCGAAATGGTTAAGATCAAAAAACGAACGAAGGCGCAAACGCCGGCACCTAAAAGCGATCAAGTAAAGGGCAGCGCCAAGAACCCGAAGGGCTCGGCGGGTGGATCGCGTGGCGGTATAGAGATCGGCGAGCGGGCGGTCAAAGCACTCGAAAAGTTACGTGATGATCATAATGCCCGATTCACTAAGAAGAGTCGGCGTGTCGACCTCGGTATGTTGAAAGCGGTATTTCGTCGCGGTGCGGGTGCCTTCAGTGTATCGCATCGGCCAGGCATGAACCGAAATCAATGGGCCGTCGCTCGCGTTCGCACGTTTCTAAAATTAGTCGCGACGGGTCAACGCAAAAAAGCATACACGGGCGACTTAGATCTATTACCAAAAGATCACCCGCAGCATGTCGAGAAAGTCGAAAAGCGTAGCGAGGTTCCTGACAAATATTCGCATATTGACTTCAGCCCGCCCAAAGCAGTCCGTGAAGCGGCCGACCGTGCTTTAAAAGTACGCGAATCAAAACCATCATCGCAACGAGGCATGACGCCCGTCGGTATCGCCCGAGCTCGCGACCTTAAAAACGGTCGTCAAGTGTCGCCCGAAACAGCAAAGCGCATGCTTGCATATTTCACCCGCCACGAATCCGACAAGGCCGGCGCGTCATGGTCGGACAAGGGCAAAGGTTGGCAAGCTTGGCACGGTTGGGGCGGTGACGCCGGTTTCGCATTTGCTCGAAGGATTGTTAAACAGATGAACGCCGCAGATAATAAAACGAATACTTTGTCTTATGGTGAGTCGGTCGAAGTCGGTTCGCTCTATGACGTGCCCGACGGCCTGACAATCGGCAAACCGTTTAAAACGCTCGGTATCGGTGCGGTCAACTCGCGACTCACTGGCGACGGCATCGGCAAAGAAGTCGACCACGAACTCTTAAGCGAACTCTTACGAGTCTATCAAGACCGACGTTTGCAAGACCCCGTGATTATCGACTGGCAACATGCGACAAGTCCTTATCAAAACAGCGGGTCGCCGGCACCGCCCGAAAGTGGCAACGCGCTCGGCTTAATCGTTGATCTCGAATTGCGAGACGACGGCCTTTACGCTGTGCCCGCTTATAACGAACGCGGGCTCGATGTCGTAAATAATGCGGGCGGTGTTCTATGGTCATCGCCTGAATTTTTAACCGGTGACGTCTTCGACCGCGGCGGCGGTGAACGCATCGGCACCGCTCAATTGTTGGCGGTAACACTAACACCACGGCCGGCGCAGTCTCACGACCGAATCGACCGAATTACACTTAACGAGAGGTTTAACAGTATGGATGATCTCAGCGTCGAAGAAATGCGCGCGCAACTCGCCGCAAAGGACGAAATGGTCAAGCAACTCGAAGCGAAAATCGCCGAGATGAAAGCAGACTCAGAATCGTCAATTAATAAAGCGACCGAAAAAGACGACGACGACGACAAGAAAAAACTCGCCGAAAAAGACGACGACGACGACAAGAAGAAACTCGCCGAAAAAGACGACGATGACGATAAGTCAAAACTCGGCGAAGAGTATAAGCGCATGAATATGAGTGAGTCGGCGTCGCCCGCTTTGCTCTCTGAAGTTCAAGCACTTCGCGAGTCACTTGCGACACTTCAAGCCGAGCGTGACGCGATGCAACGCGATCAAGCTGTAAACGCGCTTTTATCCGAAGGTCGTATCTCGCCGGCTGAATCAACGGTCGCGGGCAAGGCCTACGAGCTTAAAGAGTTACAGCCTGAATTTTGGGCGCACTTTAGCGAGCGGGCGTCGAAGATTCCACTTAATGAGATCGGGCACGGCGCAAGCGGTGCCGAGGTGACTAAGCAGTCACTTGACGCACGTATTAAGCAAGTCGCGACTGAGAAGTCGATTAGCTATAGCGAAGCGCTCGGCGTTGTTCGACTCGAAAATCCATCATTTTATAATCAAGCGTTTGGGGGCTGAAATGGCTAACACCGACAATATTATTTCAATGATCGCGGCGGGTACGATTACCGAGTACGCGGTTGTCTCATTAGATACAAATGGCAAAGCGGTCGTCGCAACCGCCGGCACCGACTTTAAAGTCATCGGCGTCGCGCAACGCGGGGCAAGTGCAGGCGATGCGGTCGATATCCTTGTTCACGGTATTACTCGTGTGATCGCGGGCGAAGCTATTACATTCGCGACAACGCCGATTTTATCAGCTACGACCGCGGGCAAAGTGCAAGCATGTATTACGGAGGGCGGTTCGGCCGATACTACGTTTTACCCGATTGCGCGCGCGCTACCTAACATCAATCAAAAAGTCGTCGCCGATGGTGAGCAGTTCTTCGCTCTATTCACCGGCCCGATGTCTCTAGTATAAAGGGGTCGTCAAGTGGCTAGTTCATACACAAATATTCATCCAGTCGATCAGATATTAACGAGCCTCGTTGTCGAAGCGGTACCAAGCGATAATCAACTTATCGCGGGTAAGATCTTCGAAAACATCAAGGTGCCGGAGCGATCCGGAACTCTTTTACTTGAAGAGACTCGAAATTTTATGGGGGCCGGTGCCGGTCTTAATTTAGAGCGATCACCCGGCGCAAGTCGCCCGACGATTGGCGGTTTCGATCGATCATCGCAAACTTTTAAGGCGCTGATTTATGCGGCTTCGGATTCGATCGCGATGGAAGACATTTTCGATTCTCAGTATCCAGGGAGCGAAGAGGCGCGACTTGCTAAGAAGGTTAGCCGAGTGATGAAGCTTGCAAAAGAAAAGCGAGCGGCCGACCTGCTTTTCGACGCGACCGCGTTTAGCACTTCAGCAGCGACCGCGAACTTTGACGCGGCCGGCGCGACGCCTTTGACTGATCTTCATCAACTCAAAGATACGCTATTCGCGCAAGCACACGGCATTAATCCAGATACGCTTATCTTTGGTCGAAAGTCTTTTCGAGCTCTAGCGCGCAATCCGGAAGTCCGCGGCTATGTTGGCAACTCTTCGAGCGCCGGCGCGTTTTCATCTGGTAATCAAATCTTAAACGACGAGGCCGTTTTAAGCGTACTTCGCGACGTCCTCGGAATTGCAAACATTCACGTCGGCGCGGCTTTGCAAGACACCGCGAAAATCGGTCTAACTTCAAATGAAGTTTCGATTTGGGACGACGCAAAATTGTTTATGGGTATCCTTCACGGGTCCGATTCAATCGTTCAAAAGTCAGGCAACGTCAAAGGCATGCCAGTCGCCGCGTTAAACTTCGAGTTTTCCGGCATGGTCGCGGGTCAATATGACTCATTAGACCGCACCCGTCGTTACGTTTACGCCGAAGAGGTCCACTCTTACAAAGCGATTGACTCAACGCTCGGTCACGTAATGACCGGTTGCCATAGCTAAAGATGAACTATGATCGCACGGCCCCAAAATCACATATCGTTAAATGAAGACGACGCCGACAAGCGCGCGATCGATAGCTTAACGAATCAGGTAAAAGGGAAACGGGGCCCAGTTGCGACGTTGATTCGCGCTAGACGTGATCAACTAAAAGCTGAAGTCAAAGCCGAGCGGTCGTTTGAAGCCGGTTTGCTAAAGACTCAAAAAAATCTAATTCGAGAGCTTTTTGCGGGCGGTGAGAATCCGGAAATAGTAACCGCGTTATTAAGCCCGAATTCAGATTTAACGACGTTCATTTTACAAAACGGACTAGGTGACGCGCTCGCCGAGTTCATCGACGCAACGGGCGAAATACGCGACTCAATGCTTAAAGGTCTAACCGCCGTCGGCATCGATCAACCTGCGTCAATTCAACCTGAGTTGGATTTTTTACAAGCGCAAACCGCGAACGCTATTTTCGAGGATGTCATCGCGCCGGATTTCAAAAGCGCGATCCGATCTTCACTCGTCGCGATGACTCAAGATATCCCGTCGGCGATTATTAAGAGCAATCTTCAAACGAGGTTAGAGCGATCAACGGGTCGACAGTTAACCGAAATCAAAACTCAAATCTCAGAGTATGGCCGATCGATTACAGCGACCGCGGCCGCAGCTGCCGATCTTGACTTGTATTTATACACGGGGCCGAACGACGGTATCACCCGACCGTTTTGTAAACGTCTAATCAATCTAGTCGTCGATGAATCGCAAATGAATAAACTGAATAACGGCCAGGGTAAGTTGGTGAAGACTTCATGCGGGGGCTATAATTGCCGGCATAGTTGGTCGCCGATCACCGAGTCATTTGTCGAAGCTGCTGATTTAAAACGGGCGACGATGTCGGATATCAATGACGCAAATAGTGACGCGAGGAAAAAGCGATAATGCGAAAAGCGGTTAAAGATCAGATTTATCATTTCGTTTGGAATCCATCCGAGCCTTATTCGCCGACGCCGTCGTTGACTGTGAAGTTTGCATCGGGTGACTATACCGCGAACTTTGTGCAATCAAGGGCCGACGTTGCAGTCACTAGTATCGCGAATGATCGTCGCACGTTGACGTTAGGCGGTGCCGCCGGTGCATCGTTAGAACGTGATGAGGTTAAAGCGTTTCTTCGAACGACGCGCGATACTTGGTACTCTGTAACAGTTAGTCGAATCGGCGGTACAACCGCGGTTCTCGCCGAGCCTTTGCCGCGTGAAATCGATCTGTCATCATCGGCAACGTTGAATTTCGCGATGTCATATATTGACGTGCCGGCGGGTCAAACCGCTATCAATGGCCTTTACCCGTTCAAGATCGCTTATGAAAGCGCGGTCGGCGGTCGGCATGTTGAAACGGGTATTCTTAAAGTCACGCCAAGGCCGTTTGATACGGGTCTATCACATGACGAGTTAGTATCTCAAATCGCCAATCTTGCCGACATGATACCGCGTCGACAGAGCGACTTTAAACCGCAAATCTCAGCGGCACTAGATGACATCGCGTTGATAGTTCGTGATCGCGTCATATCCGACGGCGTCACCGAAGACGAGGTATTCAATCAGCAAGCTTTTAAACGGGCTCACGCATATTGTACAGCGGCTATTATCTACGAGATGAACATGCAATTCGACGCGGCGACGGCGATGCGTGAACAATGCGATGAACGTTTAGAGATTGCGCTTCGAAGCGTTGATATTGATCTCGACGGCGACGGGGTCGTTGATCCTGATGAAGAGAACTTGAGGCGATCCGGCGGTAATAAGAACGACTTTCGGGCGTCGTTTAAAAGCTATGTCAAATCAACTAATGACTCATTTTTTGACCCGTCGCGAGGTCAAAGACATTGACTAGTAAAGTTACTTTAAAACTACCGAGAGTACTTTGGAGCGCAAAAGATACGCTTCGACTGGCTCAAAACTCGCTAGCGTCGATCAAGCTTCGGACGTCGAAAGGCATCGACGCGAACGGGGTAGAGTTCAAAGGCTATTCTAAAAACGCGCTATATGTATCAAAGCGGGGCGCACGTTTAAAGCCGAAAGGCGGGCGACCATCGCGAACCGGTCGAAGCATCTTTTACGCCGGCGGTTATAAACAATACAAACATGATAGTCGTCAAAGATCGAAAGGCGATTCGGCCGAAGTTGACCTCGTGTTGAGCGGCAACATGTTAAACAATCTAGTCATAAAAGAAGCGACGGTTGACCGGTTCGTGATCGGTCTAACTAAACACGCCCAATACGGTTATGCGGTAAACGAAGATCGTAAATTCTTAGGTTTGACGACAAAAGATCAAGAGATCTTGGTAAAAGCCGTCGGCATCGAATTAAGAAAGCGTTTATTATGAGCCAAGGCATCAGAGAATCACTTGCATATCTCGAAGATCAACTCGAAGCGATCACGCCGAAGACCGATATCAATCATGGTTTTGTCTGTTATCGGGCGGGGTCCGGTTTTGTGCCGCCGATCGAACAACGCCCAAACTCAAATCGTTTCTTCGAGTTATCGATTCGCGATTACCCCGTCGACGACGGCGCGGCGGGTCTAAGCGGTCGACGTCGAAGCGTCATCGATTGCCGAGTGCGTTACGACATACCCGACGACTTAATCGACCGGCAGCGCATTATCAGCGAAGACGCCGAGAAGATATTGACGACATTGAAAGGCCCGACTTATTCACTCGCGACGACGGGTATTGTATCTATCATACCCGAACAACCGACGGTCGAAGCGCTAGACCTCGAAGAGAGCGCGCATCTTTTGACCGTGCCGTTTACCCTGCTATTTTTGGAGAGTTAAAAAATGACTGTTACTCATAGATCAATCGGCGTTGCCGTTGAAAGTACATTCGCATCAATCGCGACGACTTCGGGTTTGCCGAGTTTTGGCGGGTTGTCTTATGTCTCGATTCCGTGCGAACGCGATCCAATCATCATCGCCGGCGAGCCCGTTGCGAGTGAACGACTTGACGCCCGCGACGGTAATTTCAACCTTCCACCCGAACCCGACACAATGTATTCAGGCGGTTCGCGTGTACGTCGGCGAACCGGTCAAGTCGTTGTTAGAGTTGACCTCACGACCATCGGCACGTCGGCCAATTTTTACACGAATAACTATCTAGGGTATTTGCTCGGCGCGGGTCTAAAGACGCGCATACCGACAAACACTCATGACACGGTCGCATCAATCGCGAATACAAATACATATGCGGCGACATCGGCACCGGCTGAAGCCGACGTCGGTACGTTGATCGGTGCCGAGCTCGCCGGCCGTGCTGAATACTCGGCGATTACTGATAACGACGAAGGCGGTTCGGTTAAGATCTCGCCGGCGTTGTCGGCAGCGTTCACGGGTACGCCGACTATTCGACATTTGCAAACGTGGTTTATGCCAGGTCGTAACTTAACCGGCACCCGCGAGCACTCGCTAAGCTTTCGAGTTGACGGCGTCAACTTTAGATCATACGCATATGGGTGTGTTTTAGAGTCGCTTAACATCTCGCTTGATTCGGGCCGATTAATGGCCGAATTCACATATCAAGCGGCGGTCATCCAAGACGATCACGGTAACGCCGTCGGGCCGATTGAACCGGTTTATAACACCGGCGCGGCTCAACTCTTTAGAGGTGCTTATGTTGTCGCGTCGACGACGTCACCGACTTCGTTAACGAACGCAACGACGGGCGACACGCTAGCGCGAACCGAATTCGCCGCCGAAGACTTTAGTTTGTCACTGACTAACACGTTGACACCGCTTGGTCATAGTAGCGACCTCTCGACGATGTCGGGTATGGATATTACGGAATCGACTGTCGAGTTAAGTTTGACTCTCTCAACAGTTAACACCGCAATCGCCGACGACTATTTCAATCGGACAGTTCGACAAGTCGTCGTCGGTACTGGTCCAATCGGCGACGGGCTCGGTTGCGCGATTATGTTACCCGCTGCGATGCTAACTAACGACCCGTCGGCTTATGACGTAAGTGGCAACGACATCGTAAGACAACAATTGACGTATCAACAGAGTCGCTTCGGCGGTGACGTTGTCGAGACAAACGCGGGCAACTCGCCGTTTCGGATCGGCCTAGGTATTTAAGGGTTTTAAAAAAATGGCTTTACGCTTTTTAACATCGGCAGACATGACGATTGACGTTGTCGTGACGTGCGACGAAGCGGTCGAATGTGATGACGAGCAACGATCGAAATATTTAGACACCGGCGATCAATCGACGCTAGATGTCGTCAACGCCGGCGCGACGTGTTTCAAGATTAAAGCGCTTTCACCGCGCGAACGCGAAACAGCCGAAGCCGCGGCCGGCGCTTTGACGCGATCGGAATTGGGGCGGCTCCTTTGGGCTGAAGCGCCGAGCGATGTTAGAGAGCGGGCCACGTGGCATCATGAGTTAACTGATGATGAGAGACACGCTCTCAGCGATTATCAAAACTATTTGAACCGCGTTTATCTCGAAATGATTAGAGCCTCGCTAGTGTCAATCGACGACGTCGAAGCGACTGTCGAGCAACTAGAGTTGATCAGGCCCGAATCGTCACGGGTCCAAACGATTAGCGAGCTCGTGTTACATATTCAGCGAATCTCGTTAGCAGGTATCGAGGGAAAATGATGATTGCGGCCTCGGTATGGCTTAATCATGCCGGCGGTCGCGCATGGTCTTGCGAACAATGCAGAGATCAAAAAGGGCTTCGGCCAAAACGGGGTAATTGTGGCGGGCCGTTTCGCGATGACTTGCCGCAATCGCAACGCGACGCCGACGGCGTATTCATGCCCGCTTATCGAATCGCGCCCGACTGCGACGAGGCGTTTTCAGACTATGAGTTTCGATCGTGTCCAGTCGCCGGCGTGAATAAACTAGCTCACTTGATCGGCGCTTATAATAGACATAAAAGCGGTCTATATCCGATCTCTCATGTATACCCGTCGCCGACATGCGCGACGATCGACATGCTTGACACGTTAGAGTATCATAGAGAATCGGCACGATATCGAGCGCAAAAGCGAGCACTTGAAGAGAGTAAATCGAAATGACGACTAATAGAGTTGATATCGAGGTTAGGCTAGACGGGGCCGAAGAAGCGAAAAAAGGGTTAACTGGCATCGGCGAAACGGCGTCGGGTATGGCCGATCGTTTTGATAAATCAAATTCGCATTTAGGCGAGGGGCTCGGCTCATTAGTCGGAAACGTCGAAGACGCGGGCGGCGCTTTTCGCGATCTATCGTCGACAGTCAAGAGTCTAGGCACCGGGGGCAAAGCTTCATTTCTATCATTAATACCCGCAATCGGCGGCGTCGTTGCGGTCGGATATGCGCTTTACGAAACGTTTATAAACATATCAGGCGCGGCGCAAGCTGCCGAAGATGCAAACGAAGCGGCGGCGGCGGCGGCGGCTGATCTACAGGCGAAACTTGAAGCGCTCGCGGAAAAGGGCGTCGAGCCGACGACTAAAGAGTTAGAGAAGTTCACCCGCGCTCAATTGATGGCACAGCTTGCCAAGGAAAAAATGGAGAAGCAAACCGAGAAGATATCTCGGAAACTAGCAAAAGAGACAAAAGCACAAGCGGAACTCACCGACGCAATCGTCAATCGAAATAGTATGTCTCGAAAATTACTAACGACGCTCGGCTTTTATAACTCAGTCGCCGAAGCTCGGATAAAACTTGATAAAGCTAAAGCCGCATCATCAAGGGCAATAACCGGCGCGTTAAATGATCAACGCAAAGCACAAAAAAAGCTAAAAGATGCCGAAGCACAATTTATCGCGTTCGAAGAACGTTCGCCCGCTTTTATCGCGGCGAAGACTAAAGAGAATCTTGCTATACTTAAAACGATGCAACTTCAAGAAGCGGAAATTGATTTAAAAGGTCGTCAATTAGAAGTTGATAAACTGGCTATTGAAGAGGAACATTTAAATTATACGACTAGATTAAAAAACGCCGAAGCATTAAAGAAGAAAACACACGAACAATTAGTCGCCGAACATTTAAGTTTTGGTGAGAGTAAAAAGATGGCAAGGCTGAAAGCGCTTAAAGATGAGGAGCGATTAGTCAAACTTGCTAACGAAGTTCAAGACCGAGTAAGAATTCGAAACGCCGACTTGTTAAACGAGCAAGTTATCAATAAAAAGCGAGATGACATCGAGTCAAAGCGACTTGAAGAATTAAGGGCAGCGGCAAAGGCTCGGCAAAGTCAACTACAAGCGAACAAAGCAAAAGAGATTTTATTAGAGCAACGCAAGCAAGCCGAGATATTTCAAATTCGCGACCTCAGTTTACAACTTGCGGCGGCCCAAGGCGCCGAGTCTGTCGACATCACCGAGGCGCGTTATCAGTTAGAGTTAGAAAAGGCCGGAGATAACGCAAACAAACGACTCGCGATCGATTTAAAATATGAGATCTCGCGAACTCAACTTGCTAAAAGCGAAGCCGAGAAACGCGACGCCGAAGAGAAGAGACTTCAAGAACAACGCAAAGCGTTCATTTTAGACTCTCAAGCGTTCGATATCGAAATGATGACCGACGGCATCGACAAAGAGTTATCTTTGCTTGAAATGAAGTATCGGCGCGAACGTGAGTTAAAAGAGCATAGCGAAGAGGAGTTGACCGAGTTGTCGCGCCGGTTTGCGCTAGAACGTGAAAAGATACAAAAGCGCTCGCTTGTCGAGTTTGAAGAAAACTTCAAACAACTTGGGCTTGATATGTTTTCGGGCCTTAGTACGGATCTGACAAAAGAGGTTTATAAAAGTCTTACAGATCAAACCGCCGACGAAGCGCGCCGAGCGTTAAACGAACGAGTTAATGAGCAAATCGACGCCGAGAAAAAAGCTTTAAGAGAATTTGAAGGCGACAACGCCCAGCGTATCAAAGCGACCGAAGACTCGAATAAGCGCATTTTAGAATTGCAAAAAGAATTTCAGGCGTCGCGTAATGAGATCTCGAAACAAGAGAAGAATCGTTTGCCCGCGGCAATTGGCGGTGTGTTGGTGGCCCTTGGCGAACAAGCGGCGGTTGAAAGTCTAATTTTTGGCGCTAAAGCAATCGCCTCACTTTTCACCGAGCCTCAATTAGCCGCAAATTATGGCATCGCCTCGGGCATTATGGCAACCGCGGCGGTAACAGCCGGCGCAAGCGGTCGCGCGTTAGGTGCCGGCGCGTCAAGCGGTGGCGGTGGCGGTGGCGGTGCGCCGAGCTTTTCGCCTCTGGGAACTCCACAAACAACCGCCGGCGAGAATCGCGAACGGGCCGAAACTGCGACGACGACGTTTAACATTAATTTCGACGGGGCCGTCGTCTATGATTCGCGACGCGCTGCCGAGCTCGCGTTGACCGATCGCATAACAACACTTCAAAATCAAAACAGACGAGGCGCACCGCGTCGGAGGTCATAAGATGCCGTTTCAAAATACCGCGCCAAATTTTGGCCTTTTAACGTCGTATGACATGCGCGCGTATTCGGGCGTCACCGCATTCGTACGCGGGTCGACCTCTGTTACCATGCCGACATTCTCAAGCGGGGCGGGTGTCTATGAAGACGCTATATTTTTTTTAAACGGTCGGTCTAGTGATACTCAAATATCGGCAAAAGGCCAAATCGACACGGTTAAGACATTCGGCGCAAATTGGGCGGTCGCGATCAACTCTAGTGATCACGTGACGATAAGCGCAAGCGTTGACTTTACGGTGACGTCGTCGGGTTCAGTCGACGCGCTCGGCGCGGGGTCTAGTGCAGTTACCGCGACGTTATCAGGTTCGACATATACTGCGACACTTCCTAACGATTGGATGCGCGGGTCGATCAACTTAGGCGATGTTAGTTACCGAGTTGACCAGGTCGGCGGGGCGTCAACGTTCAATTTTCCTGCGATTAATACGCATACTCAAGACGTGAGTGTATTCATACGTAATAGAGCGACGGTAAGCGACGCCGATGACTTCGGCCTGATCTCATTAGAAGAGAGAGATCAAACGGTCATGAGCAACGACGCAATTTCATGGTTTATAAATGATACCGGTTATGTCGCATGCTCTTATCTATCATCAATCGGCGATATCACATGGTCGTCGACGGGGTTAAGAGATACGCTCGGCTTTACAGGCGACGAAGCGCCGGCGGTGTACTCGACGACTTATTCGCTACTCACTGCGACGCATAAGCCTAACGGCGTTTTGATACCGTCGCGACCATTTCAACGTCATCATATTAGAGTCGAGAACGTCGGCCAGTCTCGCCGATTGATCGGCGGGGGTTATACCTCTAATCATGTCGGCAGTTATCAAACATCGGTTTTGAATTTCGACCTCGATGCGCGTTTAGATCTTGTCGACGATTATCAGCACTTTATAAACAATTGGATACCTTTTGCCGGTGCCGGCGAGCGCGTCAACTTTTATCAATCTTGGGGTGACTCGCGACGTGCATTAAACTCATATCAGATCAACGCTAGTCAGCCCGCGTATGACTCACTATACACTAGTCAAAATAACGGTGATTATGGCCGTTTGCGGGCCTCTATGATCACGCCGACTTTTGACCTTGCATATCCGACGCGGTTGCGTCGACGGGTGCCGGTGACGATGGAATTAGAGCGCTTATGAGTAATAGCTATACGACACCGCCACTTTTAACCGATCCGGCCCGACTCACCGCAGGGTTAACAGTCCGGTCGACCGAGTTTTCGAGGCTCGGCGACGCTCAAAACTACGCATTCGCGACCGGCGGGTGCACTGAAGTTATCAATCAATTTTGGGATTCGGCGGTTTTTGAGTTTACGACGACGTCGTTGACCGAGTGTTGTCAGTGGTACATACCGAACCCAAGCGAAGAACATACCGAGTTTAAATTTCGGATATCAGCGAGTTCAAATATTGCCGGCGCAATCGCGAGCGTTACTCTAACGTTTCCATTATCGGGCAATTCATACACCGGCGCGACGACGATTTCGGACACATCACGATTCAATAACGTGTTTAACGAAATCACGGTAAACATAACGAGCGCCGAAGATGAACAATATGCAATATGCAAACTATCACTTCACGCGAGCGGGGGTACTGTCGAAGTCGCAGCGGTTCAAGCGAATTGGAGTCGTTTAGCGTCACCGCTCGCGAATAGGCTACTCGGTCAATATGGTGAGAACTTGACGCCCCAAGGTGTTAATCGTCTCGGCGATGACCAGGCGTTAACATCGCGATTCGGTGTCGAGACATTTAACAATATTACTCAGCTACGAAAGCGCGGTCGGGTGCTTTTGAATTGGAGTGGAGTAGATAACGCGAGTTCATCGCCGGCGCGCGGGCTCGGCTCATTAGATACTCAATTGATGTATAACTACGTGTCGATATTTGCGGGCATGAGTCAAAACGATTTAGACGTCGACGTATTCCTAAACGCTGTAAACATCGGTTCGACGTCACCGATTCACGTTGATGTATTCGGTTATCGTCTAAACGTCACTCTCGACGGCTGGAATTCATTCGGCCTAAGTCTTCGACTACCCGCCGAAGAGTCGTTAAGTAATCAGTTTAGTTTATCAATGTATCGAGTCGGCATCGATGAAACGTTAAACAACACATCAACGCTATTAAGCAAAGACAACCCGATCGGGTCATCACCTGCTTATATCCGCGGCGTTGCGATCGTAGGTGTATAATGTTAATCCCGACGGCTTTTCAAAGATTGCCAAGCGCGACGACATGCAATAACGGCGAGTTATTATTCGGCGGGGCTTCGGCTCAAATCGCTTCGGCGCTTGCACAGTTGAATTATTGCAAGTTCTTAAACCAAGCACATTATTATGTAGGCAGGTCGGTCGCAGCTGCCGAAGGTGGCCGGCGGTATTTGCAAAACGCCGAACTAAAAGGGGCGACTGTTTACAATTTTCTTTATCAGTCGACCCCGTTATCAAGTCACCTTGCAATCATGACTCAATATGTAAGTTCGAATTTCGATCAAACAACCGTTTCGATGTCTGCTCAATTGAGAAAGACGGCGGGCAATTCTTACACCGGCACAATCATCGATGTCGGCTTCGAGTTTACCGAAAACATGCTCGAAGGTTCGCCAACGTCGACCGCTTTAGCGTTCACTGGTTGCGATCAAGCGCCGGCACCGACTAACGTTAATCCGGACCCGCCAAGGCCTCTATTTGTGCCGACTGGCGTTCGCGGTCAATTGCTAAATATCGCGATTACGACGACTCAACTTTTGCCGATGTCGGTTCATATTTATGATGTTTACGCGCCGGAGGTCACACCATGATATCATCTGATAACGGCCGAAGAGTTTTCGCGCTCGAAATCGCGGGCCTTGAATATCGATATCACAGTAATAAACCGCCGGCATCATCGTCGCTTGATAGTCAAATCGCGACGGGCATAAATTACATTGATGTCGAATCAATCGTCGCCGTCGGTTCAATCAACGCCGATCTTGACCCGTCGGGCGGTGTCGCAAATTATGGCGCGACGACTGTGACGCTAAACATCAACCGGCGAGGCGGGGCGAGCGATGCGGGCGTGATCTTTGGGCGATGCGGTGCGCGGTCGGCTTCGACACGTGCAAAACTAACGACAAGCGCGACACGTACCGACACGACCATCAGTATATCTAGCGACCTATCATCGTTATCATATCCGAGGCTTTTGCACGTCGGCGCGGAGACAATACGAGCGTCAAGCGCAAACGCGACGAGCGTGACGTGTACACGTGGCGCGGGTAATACGCCGATTCAAGTACACTCTATCGACCTCGAAGGGTCAATCGTCCCTGAGATCACAACCGAGATTACAACGTTTAGAGGTCGGCGAGCTCGGCTATACGCCGCGCACCGATACGCGACCGGCGAAACATCTGACTATATTGAAATCGTGAACGGTTTTATCGAGTCAAGCCCGACCGTCGAAGACGAAGAGATCACGATCTCTCTTTTACCTTTGACCGCTTTGATCGATACCGATCTTAGCGATAAGGGCATCGCCCAAACTCGATTACTCACGGGCTATCATTATTACGATGGTCGCCAGGGGTCTATCCTAGAATATGCCCTCGGTTTATATAAAGACCAAGACGATAACGAACCGGTCGTAACGCCGGACACCGGCGCGGCGATTACCGCAAGCACGTTTCAAACGACAGTCGCAAGACGTCGGTCATTTAGTAACCTCTTCGATGACTTTGACACGAGTTTACCAAAAGGCCCGACGGCCGATAATTACCCAAGGGAACACCCGCGATATCCAAAACTAAGACGCTCGCAAGATGCGATATTCGTCGAAGACGGCGTATATCCTTCGACGTTAACGTTTAACGCGGGTAACGTCGGCTATGACGTCGTCGCCGATAGTTCTATCACTAGCGCGTTAAACGCTGCAGAGATCTCAGCGAGTGAATCGTTGCGGGTTCGCTTGCCGGTTGTCGAGTTGAAACAACATGAGTTAGGAAACGCCGAAGTCAAAAAATGGCCCGACGTTCTAAACGATACGCTGACAACCTCCGGCCCTTCATCGACGGCGGGCGTTGCGGGCGGGTTTGGTCGTTGGCGCATCAATCGAGATAATGAGCTCACATTTGAAAAGTTATCAAATTCGCCTTTTACGTCTCGCTTGTTCTTGTGGAACAATTCGTATTTGTGGCGATTCGTCCGGCGTGGTTTGCGCGACCAAGGTGTGAGAGCGCCTTTAAAATGGGGCGCATTTGGCACAAGTGGCCCGCTCGATAATCTATCCCGAATTAGTTACCCGATCGACCTTGGCTTATCTGATGATTCAATCGAGCAACAATTCGGCGAGGGCGACGGGTGGCGACGTGTCGAGATCGATGCCAGTTCAAACGCGACAAGTTCAATACGACAAATTCGCGATATCCCAAGCGCATACTATCAACAGTTTGAAAGTGCAATTTTAGTCGAAACGTCGCTCGGTTTGCCGACGAGCTCGAGCGCCGGCGTTTACCACTATGTCACTATCGAATTTTATGACCACAAGCTCGACGAAATACGCCGGCAAGTGTTCAAGTGTACGCATCAAAGCGCGGCGAGTTTTGGCGGTTCGACCGTCGGTTATTTAATCCATATCTCAGATGATCATGAGTTCCAAAATTCTTTTAGTTTCGGCGATTGGAGTGATAAAGAGAGAGCGCTGATTTATCGCGGGGGTAGTGCCGACGGCGAGCGGCCTAGCGTCGTCTTATTACAACTTTTACAGAGTGGCGGAGGCGGTGGTCTAAACGGGGCTTATGATCAATTTTCGATCGGCTTAAATATCCATTCATCGAATATTGATGAAGCGTCATTCTTAGCGATTGACGGGTCGTCAACGTTCACGCTTAGCGAAAACTTTGCGGGCGACGGTGCGAACCTTCGAGACACATTTGACAGTGTCTTAAGATTGCTCGGCGCGGTTATCGTGATGAAGCGCGACGAGTCGACCGGCGTTTCTAAACTGACTCTAGTATCACTCGGAAATGAGCGCGCATCATCTAGCGACTTGACAATATCGGCGGGCGATTGGATCGCCGACCCGTCGCCGACTTGGGGTATTTACGAGGACATTGTCACACAAATTAAATACGAGTTTGATTATGACCCGGCCGAAGACAAATATCTAAACGAAGTCATCTTCAATAATTACGCCGCGATCAATCGATATGGCGGCGAACGGGCGAAGATTACGCTAACACTCGCCGGATTGAACTCTGATCAATTCGGGCGCGGTGCCGGTGACAATTTCGCCTATTTTTTGCCGACGTCGGCGCGACTGTTTAATCTATTGAGCAACCCGCTTCGAACGTGGCGCGGTGAGATCGGCACGGGTAAAAGTATTTACATCGATGTTGGCTCTTACATCACAGTGTCGTCGCCTCATTTGCGCGGGTATAGTGATGATTACGGGGTCGTCGACGGGGTCGGCATGGTTAGAGCGATTCGCCAAGACCTTTTAAGCGAGGGTTGCGAAATCGAGTTGATTACCACGGGGTTAACGGCGGTCAATTGGAATTCGGCAGCTCGCGTTTCAAGTCATACCGCGACGACGGTGACAGTCGACGCGAATAAATACAGCGTAGCACCTGCGACCGATGCATCATTCTTTAAAGCGGGCGACGTCGTCGACTATTTGCCCGCCGGCAATCATGACAACGCGATCACGGGTCTAACGATTGATAGCGTCGTTGGTCATGTCATCACGTTCACCGCGGCGCACGGCATAAGCGCGAACGGCGGTACAGTCGAACCGACTGATTTTTCGAACGCTTCGACGCTTCACAAAATTGATGCGTATTTAGCAAATTCATCTGATATACTCGACACGTCTACACCCGCAAAGGAATTCAGTTAAAATGCCGACTAAAGCCGATTTACAAACTAGAGTCGAAGATTTAGAGCATGACATAAGGCGTTTAAAACGCTCTCTTAATCAAGCCGATTTAGACATTCAAAAGCTTGAGCCTAAACGGCTTCATTGGCCGACACCGCACTCGGACATTAAAGCAGTCGAAGCGATCAAACGCGCGCTTGTCGAGTGGGAATCGTTAGTCGTTGACCCGTGTAATCGTATCGATACATATATTCGCACGTCACAGGGCCTCGGTTGGGCGTGGGAGAAGCCTTACAAAAAAAACGGTCAATTCGCTTGGTGCGGTGCGTTTGCGTCGTTTGCTTGGAATTCGGTAAAACTCGATATTCGCAAGTCGACGTTTTCAAGTTGCTATCGAATGAATCGCGATTGGGGCAACACCTCGCGACGAATTGAGACTGATCAAATGCAAACTGGCGATATCGTCGTCGTTTACTCGCGAGCTCGCAAAAGTTACGGTGATCATATTACGTTATGCGTTGAGCCCGCGGATAAAGATGGCAATTTTAAAACGGTCGAAGGTAACGCATTCGGCGAACTCGGCGACGGTTCACGCGGCGAAGGTGTAATTCAACGCTCGCGATCAATCGACGAAGTCGCGCACGTCTATCGACTGTTAAGTGTCGATTTTAATGAGTAATCAAACGCTAACCGGCAAGGCGGGCGGTCGTAAAGCGGCCGGTTTCTATGCCGCGCTTGGTTGTTCGTTTGTTCTCGCGTTGTCGGGCAAAGCGAGCGGCGAAATTCTAGGTTTAATCGATACTCTCTATCTCGTTTTCGCGGGCGCAAATGTCGCGGCGAAGCGCATAACCCCAAAAGACGAAAAAAAAGAAGAGGTGACATGAGCGGTTTAAACACTACCGACCCGATTATTAGTGGTAATATTCGCGCGGTCTATGATGCATCGACGGCGATTAACGATACCAACTGGCATGACCTAACGAGCGCCGATTTTAAGGACACGACGACGGGTAATTCATGCGCCGCGGGCTTGAAATTAATGTGGCTCGGCATTACGAATGAAGGTTCGACGAGTATGCACATTAAGTATAGAGCGAAGACGCTTTCGACTGATCCGACAACTAACGAGATCGCAGTCGGCCAATTTTTCAGCGATGATATTTGCACTTTGGTCGCCGTCGTTCGAACAATCGCTATCAAGAAAGCGTCGGCCGGAGATGTCGTTCAAATCGTCGCCGGTTTCGCGACAACTTAAAAGGGAGTTAAAATATGACTATTGTTTTTTTACCGCCGAGCTCAGGCGGGGCCGCAAGTGTACCTGACTCAACTGATAGCGTCGCGGGTAAAATCCGCATCTCGACGACTAGCGAATCAAACACGGGTACAAATGACACGACGGCGATGACGCCTTTAAAAGTGCAACAACGTATCGCGGCCGCTTTAACCGGCGGCGTCGAGTACAAAGGGGCATATACAGGTCAATCGTTAGTTACAGCGCAAAAGGGCGACCTCTATGTGTCATCAGGTTCGCAAACGCTCGCGGGTGTAGCGCTCGCAAATAACGATCACATCATATTTAGCGAAGACGCTGCTGATCCCGTGACGACTTCAATGTTTGACGTGATCGACAACACCGAAAGCGACACGCTCGACACGGTCACGGGTCGCGGTGCGACGACTTCGAATAGTGTTCAAGTTGGCGGGCTTAACATCGCGGGTAATTACGCTTTTCCAACGGCCGACGGCGGTGCAGGGCAAATCCTCAAAACCGATGGGGCCGGCGCTTTGACGTTTCAAACGCTCGGCTCGATGTCGTCGCAAGCCGCGAATAGCGTAAACATCACGGGCGGGTCGGTCGCAGGTATTACCGATCTCGCGGTCGCCGACGGCGGAACGGGCGCAAGTAACGCGAGCGGTGCGCGTACAAATCTCGGTCTAATCATCGGCACGGATGTCGCGCCAATTGCCGCGCCCGCGTTCACCGGTAACGCGACGGCGGTTACTCAAAGTCAATCCGACGGTTCAACGAAAATCGCGACGACGGCTTATGTCGACACCGCGGTATCAAGCGCAAGTGAAAGCGACACGCTCGACACGGTCACGGGTCGCGGTGCGACGACCTCTAATAGTGTTCAAGTTGGCGGCCTAAACATCGCAGGTAATTACGCTTTCCCAACCGCCGACGGTAGCGCGGGGCAAATACTGAAAAGCGACGGTTCGGGCGCGTTAACGTTTCAATCGCTCGGCTCGATGTCAACGCAAGCGGCGAACAATGTAAACATTTCGGGCGGGTCGATCGCAGGCATTACCGACCTCGCAATCGCCGACGGGGGCACGGGGGCAGGTGACGCGGCGACCGCTTTAGCAAACTTGGGCGGTATCGGTTCGGTTTTAGCAGATACTTCGCCCGAACTCGGCGGTCACTTAGATGTATCAACGTATGACATCAAGACGACGTCGGGAAATGCCACGATCGGGCTTGAAGCTCACGGCACCGGATTTACTGAGTTACGAGGCAACACAACCGGCGGTAACAATCCAGGGGCGATCCGTTTTAATTGCGAACAAAACAGTCACGGCGTAATACTAAAAAGTCCGCTACATGCTGACTATGACGCCGCGAATGATTACACTTTGACGCTGCCGACGGGTCTACCCGCGAGCGATAAAGTATTACAATCGACAAGCGCCGGCGTCTTGTCTTGGGTTGCACAAACGGGGGCGTCGTCGGATACTCTCGACACTGTCACGGGTCGCGGTGCGACGACCTCTAATAGTGTTCAAGTTGGCGGCCTAAACATCGCAGGTAATTACGCTTTGCCAACGGCCGACGGTAGTGCGGGGCAAATCCTCAAAACCGACGGTTCGGGCGCTTTGACGTTTCAATCGCTCGGCTCGATATCGTCACAAGCTGCGAACAATGTAAACATTTCGGGCGGGTCGATTGCAGGTATTACCGACCTCGCGGTCGCCGATGGTGGCACTGGAGCAAGCACCGCGAGCGGTGCGCGTACAAATCTAGGTCTAGTGATCGGCACGGATGTCGCGCCAATCGCCGCGCCCGCGTTCACCGGTAACGCGACGGCGGTTACTCAAAGTCAATCGGACGGTTCAACGAAAATCGCAACGACGGCTTATGTCGACACCGCGGTTTCAGGCGCAAGCGGTGGAAGTAAACCGACGGTTCGAACCATCGGACAAGGCACCGATTATACAATCACGACAAGCACCGGCATCGAAGAGATTTTCTTGATAACGCCTTCCGCAAACATTGATGTAACATTGATCGCATGCGCGACGGCGGGCGCGGGTTATAAATATCAAGTTAAAAATCTAAGCGGTTCGTATAGCTTAACGCTTAAAGGTGCTACTGAAACGATCGACGGAAGCTCAGCCGCCGTCGGTGTTGTAATCGGCAGCGAATTTGAGTCGTTAACAGTCGTCACCGACGGGTCGAATTGGTTTATCATTTAAAAAGGCGTTTATCATGACTTATCAACGATCTAGTCGAAGCCCGTTTCGACATTACAGCAACACCGACGGCACCGGTAATACATATAATGATTCGTCGGGTGATCAGCTTGATAATGTTGTTATTAGTAATATTGCCGCTTTATCGACGGGCTATTGGACGGGCTTTAACTTGCGCGATTATTGTTCTAATCGCTCAGTTTTTGGACATGCCGCGCAAAGTTGGACACAAAGTAGTTTGTTGGCTTCAATAACTTCATATACTGGACCATCAGGTCCAGGCAACAACACCGATAAGAGCCTGATGTCAACGCTTCACGGTGTCGACTCTGGCTCGTTTAATTTTGGCGACGACTCGATATTTTGGTTTGTTGCTGACTCGACAAAAGTGACCGGCCCAAATCTAAACGCAGTATATAACAGTGGCACGGCACCGAACACTGATAACAACGCGAGCGCTAATTTCGCGTTATTAACATTTGTGCAATCATGACATATCAACCAACTCAAGCCGTAAGTTTAGCACTTTTAAAAGTGTCATGGTCTTCAAACCTAGCGACTAATGATTATCTATCGTTTACAGCTGAAGTAAACAATATTTCAGGGCTTAGCATTTCAACTGATACGATATCTTTACCGCCAGGCTGTTATTCCGTCGAAGCAAGCATCGGCGCGGATAGAGCGAACGGTTTTACAGATGAGTTATTTTATCGGTTAGAGCTTGGCGGTTCGCTAATCGGAAATATCGGCGCGGCCGATTGTGCAAACGCTTCAAATACATTTTTGACTGTGGATCAAGCGGTTGCGACTTTTGAGATAAGAGAAACTAGTAACGTAAAAATAAAATGTACAAGTTGTACAGCTAGCGCATGGACATCAAACGCCGATTGCTCTTATGTGTTGATTCGGAGAGCATCATGAGCGCGAAACTGAATAGATCAATAAACATGAAGGTGCTTCATCTTTCGGATGTAACAGACACTATTACCGGCGCGGGTCAAATTGTAAAATTTACGACTTCGGCAAATATGTCGGGTACCCCCAGTACTAGTTACAACTCAAGCACGGGTCAAATTACTTTGCCAAATGTGAATTGTGTTTTACGAGCGGGCCTAGAATTTTATAAAAGCGCTGGAACAAATGAAGCGTATTATATTGACGTGCATTGGTATGATGTTACGAATTCTCAATACATCGGGAGTCGCGGGCGAATTAAAGGTTATAGACCTGATATTTATTACGCCGCGTATGACTTGACGTGTGATGAAGAGGCAGTCGCAGTAGCTCAAAATATAGTCGTAGAATGTCGTATTTTTGCAATACAGACAAGTAATCAAACTCTTGTGCTAGATAATGCGGCGACATATTCCGGTGAAAGTCGAGCGCTAATCATGGAGTATCACCCGTGATCAACTTTAATATATCAAAAGACGTCTTAAAATACGTCGGCGCGGTCGCGGTCGTCTTCGGCGCGTGGCTCGGCGCGTATGTTTGGGGCATACATCTTGGTGCGACTCAAAGCGAAGAGAGACACGCCGACGAACTCGCAACGTTGACTGTTGAATTAGATCAAAAGAACAGTGATTTGATTAGCGCTCAAATTGCTTTAACAGCATGCAAAGCAAAAGCGGCGGGCGATTGCGCCCTTGATTGCGAATCGTTGATTCAAGAGAGAGTATCGCATGCTTTGAATTCATGCGCCGAGCTTTGCAAGGATTGAACATGATTGCTCACGTTTTGCTATTTTTCACGCCGATCTTAACCGACGTAACGCCGGCGAACACGATCTTCTTAGGCGAGCATTTGCCGCCGATTTCAGCGACGCGAACGCGGTGTAATTCGTCGACGGGCTTTTGTATGTCGGTGTCGTTGACTGAGTTTCTACAGTTAAAAGACATCGCGCAAAACTCGCCGAGCTTATGCGAAGTCGCTGTAAATGAAGCCGCCGACGCTTGCAAAAATCAGGCCGCCGAGCTCGCCGAAGTCGTCATCGGTCGAGAGCAAAAAGACGCTGAAGTGATCGCAGCGTATCAAGTCGAAAATTCACGAATTGACGCTTTGTTAAAAAGATCAAATACGAGTCGTGACAAGTGGCGAATCGGTGCATACACCGCCGGCGCGTTTGCCGTCGTCACGACGTCAATATTGATCATTCAAGGGCTGTGACATGGATATCAGCGGAATCGACTTAGGTGTGATTTTAACGCTTGTCGCGATGATTGTTAAAATGAGTCAAGATAAGGCGAACGCCGCCGAGCAACTCGGGCGACTAAAACAACAAGTTGCATCGCTCGAAGCGCGGGGATCACGTTGGGATAATCGATTCGAAAGCTTAGAGTCGAAGCTTGAAGTCTTAATCGCTGCGGTGACTCGAATTGAAGTACTTTGTGAGCGCGACTATAAAGCGCGAACCCCGTTACCGCAACGCGGCCAGTCTCGAAGCTAACATCGGGTCGTGACCTTTGGCCTTTGCGAGTTTATCTAAATCATCTTGAGCCGTTTTAAGCGCGTCACCGGCGAGCGATGCGCCGACTTTTGCCGATTCCCAAAATGAAGGGTTCCCGAGGTTCGCGCCGATATGCCGATTCTCAATATTCGCGATACTCGGAAACTCAGCTTTTAGCGATTTAAACACGTTTCGCGCTTCGCTTAGGTTTCGATTCCAACCGGTTAATAATGCGCCCTCTCGAAGCGTCTTCGACATGCACCAAGTGTAGTAGAAGAGTTTCAACTGTTGACCGCCAAGCGATTCTATATTGATGTTGATGCGTTGACCGAGAGCGACGACATCTAGCCACGGGATCTCATTGAATTTACAGGCTTCTTTGAGGTCGTCAATATTGTTAAACTCGTTATAAGGTGTCGGGTCGGTTACTGCGACAACCTCAACATCGCTTTTTTTTTCGGGTGCCGGTGTTGGGGTCGGTGCGGGTGTTGGTGCGGGTGTTGGTGCGGGTTGCGGTGCGGGTTGCGGTGTTGGGGTCGGTGCGGGCCTCGGTGCCGGTGGTTTCGAATCAAGCTTTAACTCTTCGCCGATTGACTCGGCGGTGATCATAGCGCGCTCGTAATCATCCATCGGCATATTATCGGCGAGTTCGTCGATTGAATATAGGCCGCTTACAGCGTCGGGGAATAGTGCACGTAATGCCATCGTCAAAGCGCGAACGCGATGCATCTGGCGGGGCATTGTATCCCAGTTTCGATTTCTCGTTAACCCTTGGGCATCGGCCATTTGACGCGTAAACGTAAACTCATGAATGATGTCGACGCCGTCGACACGTTCATCGATTCGACTGACTTGATACGTGCAATGATCATCCGACCAAGACGAAATCCGCATAACACCGACGAGGCCCGACTTTCGACAAATGCCGGCGATCGCGTCGGCCTTAAGGCCTGGTGTACCCTTTAAGACAAAACATTGTGACTTGAGTATACCGAGATCATAGTCAAAATGATGTCCAAATTCGGCATAACATAAAATCATTTCGTGAGCTCGGCGGTTGTCTCCATTTTGAAGCATCATCGCCATATTCCAAAGCTCATCTTGATTCGTCGGTCGGAATCTAAAAGGCGTCGCCGGTCGTTGGTTTGGAGGTAAAATCATTTGTGTATCCTATCAATTCTCAGGGTTTGAAGATCATCAATACAATGATGATGATTAAAAGCGTGATGATCACGACGAGGTCGCGTTTTAGTTGTCTGTCAAGTGGGTTCATGGTCGGCACAACCGGCACAACCGGCGAGCGATGAACGCGGTTAAGCGAACTCCGGCGCGTGTAAGGTCAAAGCGGTTTAGAGGTTCATTGATACGTTCGGCAAGGTCAACACCGCGAAGCGCTGCGACCTCTAAGTCGGTAATAGATGACCGAAGTTTGATCGGTTTTAGGTCATAGCATGTCTGATTTTGTCCATCGGTGACACACATTAGAACGTACCCGCGTTTTTAATGATGCATCCGCCATAACTGGCGAACGGTACCTCGTCGGCCTTTACTTTAATTAGTAAGTTTAATAGCTCTTTATTAAACGAAAATCGCTTTGTAAGTTCGCCAACGGTCAACGTTCTCGCCTCGCTAAATGCGATCGAATGAACATTAAACTCGGTTTCGGGTTTGATTGAATCGCCGAGTATCAAGTCGGCATTAAAGTCGCCAGGCGTAAATGACTCGGAGGCGACATTATACTCGATACACATAGAGTTGACGATTTCCGACAACTGTATCGCGATCAGCTGCGACGCTTTGTATTTGCCCGCAAGAACCGAATGCAGGTATTGACGAGAGACGCCCGCATTATCAGCGACTTTACTGATCGATAGTGAAGAGATGATTTTTTTCTTGGCTTCGTTCATGACTGCCCTTTTGTGTGTTTGTAAATAAACGCCGTTCAAGCTTGACAGTATAGTTTATGCATGTCAAGCTTGTTTTGAAAATATTTACAAAGGGGTTGAAATGACAGAACATGAAATCAGGTTGGCGGCGTATGCGCTGAAGTTATCGCCAGCTGTTAAGCTCGTCTTGCTCGGTGTGATCAGTCGCGTAAATTGGGAAACGTGGCGGGGCGAGATCAGCTTTCGAGATATAAGCGCACGTATGAACGTCTCGCCGAGCTCGGTTAGATCAGCGCTCAAAAAGTTAAATGAAGCGGGCTTGATCAAGGTCACACATCAAACGACGACCGCGAAATCAGGCGCGACGATCTATAAGAGATCGTTGGTAGAATTGAACGTCGATCAAATCAAGGGTGTATCAAAACCCGATACACACCCCTGTATCAATCCGCGATACACCCCTGTATCAAAACCCGATACACACCCCTGTATCAATCCGCGATACACCCCTGTATCAAAACCCGATACACCCCCCCTATCAAACCACGGCACACTTACAATAGAGGATAACAATAATATACAATTCATAAATACAATTGATGCACCCGCGTCGACCTCACGACAGATCAGAGAGCAAAAACTAAGACGGGCTCAAAAGCTCAAAAATCGAAGCTATAGAAATTATTGAAAATGAAAAGTAACCTGAAGAATGATCTTGTAAAACTCGGTGACGCTCTACCCCGGTCAATCGATCAAATGCTAATCGACATCAAAGCCCGAGCTCGGAATCGATCCGAAGAACTTGGCAATCCTGAACCGAACTTCGGCGACTGGTCAAACCTCAGTCATGACAATCTTGAAAGCAACGACTGGATAGAACGGGGTGAACCCACTTTAACAGCTTGTGACGTGCCTTCTTGCGGTCGATGCAAAGGAGGTTGGTTTTACTCCCGACCTGCGGGCGATCTTGCCGACACCGCGATGATGTGTCGTTATTGCGAGCAACCTCGACGATTTGTTAACCGGCTTAATAAACTCAGGTTACCCGCGGACGCGATCGACATGCACTTCGGCGCGTATGAATGTGACTCATCAGAACAATTTGAAGCGTTAAGCCATTTTCGACGATGGATTCAAGGCGACCCCGCGATCATCAAGCCACCGTCTTTATTTTTGTTCGGTTCACCGGGCAACGGCAAATCATCGGCGCTGTATTGTCTCGCAAGAGAAGCGGCGTATCATGACAGATATCATGACTCAGATAGCCGACGCCGCCGACGCGCTCGATATATTGCACACAGTGACATGTTGCAAAGCATACGAAGAACATTTAATGACAAACACGCCCGCGACCCTCTTAAGAATTGGTTAAACGGGGTTAATCTGCTTTTAATTGACGAGTTGGGTGGTATCGGTGGAACAGCCAATAAAAGCTCTTGGTGGATTGATACGACGGTTAAAATGATTGAGGAGATTTGGCGTCTTTATAAGTCGGGAGAGCTTGCAATCGTGTTTACGTCGAACTTATCGCCAGCGGGCGTGCATCGCGCTTGTGATTATAACGAGGCCGTTAAGAGCCGATTGACTGGCATGTTTAAACGATCGACTGTTCAGATGTTAGGACGTGACCGTCGGGTCGGCAGCGGGGATTTGGGCTTTTGGGACTTTTAATAAACTTATTTGTAAATATTTCACCAACTAGCTTGACAGGGTGCAGATGTTGATATAGTGTGTAGAAGTCAACACGACGAAACGCAACACCGGCCGGCAAGCCGAAGAGAGTAATGATTATGACCACCGACATCTACACCACATTTCAAGAGTTAACCTTTGAGCAGCTTAAAACGATCCGCAACGCTTTCAAGTCTCGCAAGCTTAAGTTGACAAGCGTTGAATCATCGTTTCGATTGAATGGTGCGGGCCTCGAAGCAAAAGAGATTAAAGAACACTTTTCAACTTTTGAGACGTCTAAGGACGTTGTAGCGTTCATTCAAGCTTATCTTGATTCGATCTATGTGCATCGAGGTCGTTACTATTCGTCGATTACTGGCGAGTCGCACGGCATCTGCTATCAGTTCTTTAGTGTTGATCTTGGTTGAGCGGCGTCACGTCTAAAGACGGATTCGTGCGGGGCTTTTGCCCGACCTCATAAGCGAGGTATCAACCGCGACCAAGTCGCAGAGAGTAATGATTATGAAACGACTAAAACCATCAACGATTAAACGATACGACGCTCGGCAGCTGCGCCGGCATCTTGACCGACTGCAAGACCAATTCGAAGCGGGGTCGGCACCTTATCGAATCGATCAATACGCCGTAAGAGAACTTGTAGATGACGCTTTCTATCGTCATTTTTGCAACATTAACTCGCGTTACGAGATTATCGAGGCGATCGAAAGCACGTATCGAAAGCTTGAGTCGAGATGATGACGATTGATTATGACATGCTAGTCGAAGATCTCGCTAAGCGCTTCGACCTCAACACAAGCGAATTCGGCGACGGGCCGGCGACCCCGTTTCGAGCGCTCATGATGTATATCGCGATTCTTGCTAACACTCGACACGATGAAGTCGAAACGGTCACGACTTGGATACTCTGGAATCTAAACAGCAACTTGCATATTCAAGCTCAAAAGCGACTTGAACGGCTCGGCGTTTGGGTATTGACACCGGACGTTTAAAGCGATAAAACGAAGGCGTAACCGCGTTATCACTAAGTGATCATAGGCATTATCGGGTGTTCACAAGTCTTCTTTATATGTTTAAACGAGCGGTTGCCTAAAAGAGGTCGGCATTGTCCGGCCTTTTTTTATGCTTGTTTTCGACGATGATCTCTTCTATGATCTTCGGACCGGACGAAAAGCCGGCGAGTATTGAGAGGTCAAAATATGAACGCGATTATGTTGCTCGGCAATCTTGGCGATAACCCCGAATTGAGAACAACTCAAAAGGGCGAGACGTATGCATATCTGAGGTTATGTACTTCGGAGTCGTACAAAGACGGTTCGGGTGAGTGGCAAAAATCAAAAGAGTGGCACACGCTGAAGATCTGGAATCGATCAGCCGAGCGCGCAACTCAAACCCTGAAAAAGGGCGATCTTGTTAGCGTCGAAGGTCAACTCGTATCCTTCGAGCTCGACAAAGAGAAACGCCGAGTCTGGGAAGTCCGGGTCAACAAGTGGCGCTCATGGTCTAAACGTGACCAAGGCGTCGAACGTCCTAATGATTACCTATTGCCTCGCGAAAATGTTCGAACCGTTAACGCTGATCATCAGCCGACACCCTGGGGCGAAGGATTCACGCGTCGTTAAACAAAAGAGAGTATTGATTGAATATGAACATGAATATGAAAAAACAAGATAACGAAGTCGACGAGATGCACCGACACGCGGGCGACCTCTTCGAAGATCTTTTCATTAAACTAGTCGCAAGCTCGTTTGATGAAGACACCCGCAAAATCACCGATCGGCGTTCATCGTTTGCCGATATGTCGACGCCTTGTCGTGTATCCGTTGAACTTAAAAGTCGGAAATGGACGCGCGGGTATCCTTGTCTAACTCGGTCTGATTTTCTTTATAAAAACCATTTTAAGCAACTTCAAGCCGGTTTAGAGTTTGCAAGTCGCAGCGGTTCAAAATACGCTTTTATCGTCGGTGTTCATGAGTTTAATGACGTTCGCGAACTTCTTAAATTGAAAAGCGATATGCATGCGTTTCTTGCATCATATAAGTGTGTGCTTGTGCTTTTCGGTGACTGCGACGGCGTCACTTATCGCGTTTATAATATGGTCGATTTGCTGACTAATTTAAATAATGAGTCATTTACAGAGAAATTGACCGACGGTCATTTAGGCGAGATGAGATCGCTTGACGTCAAAGTTAACTTCGGTCTCGAGTTAGACCCGAACCGGCCCGAATGGAGTGATGAGAAGTGGGTGTCGTACTTTAAACAAAAGACGCCGACAGAGTCGACTCAAGATATTATGGTTTTTAATACGCAACGTGAGTTTGCATTTAGTGAACTTATGTATGATTTGGTTATGCTTGAAGACTCGACACGACAACATCAACGCGGCTCTACTTTTGGTAGTGACTTGGTCAAAATTAAAGATCTTGACGTATCATTAGAGGCCAAACGTTCGTTAAAAAATTGCCTAAAAAAAACCGGTCTTAAATCTGAACGGATCCAGATACTAAACCCCGAAGCTCTTTTCGTTGCGATAACAACAATTCACATTTGGGCGAAATGTAAAAAAGGTAAACGACGTCAATATGTTGAAAAACTACTTAAGTCAAAAGGGTTCAAATTGCCCGCTAGGCTTTGGAACATC